ATAGGCCAAATCTTCTTCAGCAATATCCAAGGCATCAGCGGTGGCCGCTGTGTTGGCGGCGGTGTCACCGGTATTCCCGTAGATTCCATCAAGGGTGTTGCTCAAATCGAAAGCCCCCATAGAATCCAAACCAGAAGCATCAAACATTCCGCCAATCTTATCATCAATCCCTTGGCCGAAGTCATACCCGGCATCCCAAGCCCCGGAATAGGTGGCCCGATAGTCGATGGTGGGGGCGTTTTTGTCCAAGGTGATTGCGTTTTCATTTTTGCCCCAAGAAGTAACCGCACTTTGAAGGCTTTCAAGGCCAGAAGTCCAGTCAGTTCCAAAAATAGCATCAATGATGGTGGTTACAACTTTACCAAGGTTCAGGAACCACCCGATGATTTGACCGATCAGGTTTGCCACGGCATCACCAAAGCTGTTGAAGCCGCCGTTGCACACATTCAGAATCCATTCCACGATTCCAAGGAACGGGGCCACAAAGATTGTCCAAATGGCCTGAATGATAGCGTTCAAAACGCCAATGGCACAGTTCAGCACAAAGGCACCGGCCACGGCTACCACACCACAGATAATTCCAGTTGCGGAAATGGTGGAACCGGTCAGCTTATTGATTGCCGCCACAATCATATAAATGGCCGCAATCACGGCAATGATGATCAGCAGAATCCAAGTCAGCGGACAGGCCAGCAAAGCGGCATTGAAGCCGTATTGGGCGGCTGTGGCGCTTGCCTTTGCCATTGCTTCCGCCTTCTCGGTAGCGGCAAGGGTAGTGTTTGCAACGGCGGCTTTGTACGCCTGAACCGCCGCAAGGCCCTTCTGTGCATTGCTGATAGCGGTGATTGCATTGTTGGCAATCAGATAGCCGTTATACAACAGCATTGCCGCCGCAATCCCCAAAACAAGGGGCTGAATGATCCCCCAATTATCCACGAACACAGAAGCAATGGCAATCAGAATATCCAGCGCCGAAGAAGCCACATTCGCAACAGCGGCAAGGCCGTTGATCAGGCCGGTGGTCACTTTCTGGAACTTGGTGCTGTTTCCAATTTGGTTGATTTTAGTCAGGATCGGGGCAAACATGGAAAGGGCCTGATTCTTCATATCAACCCAAATCTGCGCCCAAGTCTTGGGCATGGAATCGAACTTTGCGTTGGTTTCGTCCGCCATAGCAAACATGGCGTTCTTCACCACTTCAGCCGTTACCTTGCCTTCCTGTGCAACCGTCTTGATAGAACCTTCCGCAATGCCCATATATTTTTCAATGGCTCTTGCGATACCCGGCGCACCATCCAGAATGGAATTTAGTTCTTCACCACGAAGCGCACCCGCCGCCATTGCCTGTGTAAGCTGGATCATGGCGTTGCTCTGCTCTTGGGCCGTAGCACCGCCAATAACAAACTGCTTGTTCACCTGTTCCATGAAGGCAATGACCTGATCCATATTGCCACCGAAGGCGTTACCGGCGTTCAGGCCAAGTTTCGCAACGGCGGAAGCGGTGTCAAAATAAGCGGATCGGGAACGCTGGGCGGAAGCCATGATCTTCTGTTCCAAGGCTTCAACGGAACCGCCATCATCCACAAGCAAATTCAATCGGGCCTTGGTGCTTGCCAATTCATCCGAAATATTCAGCGCCTTATTGATCCCGGCAATACCGCCAGCGGCAATGGCAACTTTCTTGATGATGGACAGAAGCCCGTTGGCGGAATTGCTACCCCCACGGATGGAATTGTTGAAATTCTGCTGTTCGTTGTTGGCGTTCCTGATATTTTCTTCAATGGTATCAAAGGCGGTTCCCGCTCTCGCCCATTCTTCACGGGCTTCCCGGATTGCCGCCGTGTCAACGGCTCTACCGGAAGCCTGTTGCATGGCTTCAAAGGTGTTCAGCACAACCCCCATTGCCTTGTGCATACTCTGAAGGGGGCTGGTAACACCATCATAAAGGGCAATAGCGGCCCGGATGTTTCCCACAGGGATCACCACCTTTCTTGGAGAATAGAAGCCGGGGCCTTAATGGTGGCGGCCCCGGCGCTGTTTTCGTTCAATTTCCTTCTGCTTCTTCTTTTCAGCTTCCACCCGAACATCAATGGCCGCAATGATGAAAGCCCGTTCACGGCGGGGCAAAGCATAAAAGGCGGAAGGTGTCAAATGAAGTTCGTGAAGGCAATAGTAAGCAATGTTCGCTTCACCATCACCTTCACAGATTAGTTTTTTGCTTCATCAACCTCATCCTGCATGGTGGTATCAAAACCACACACTTCCTGAATCTTGGTCAGGTATTCGGCATATTCGCCGGGGGTCAGCATGGTTTTCAGAAGGGCATCAGCGCCCATGACCTTGTAGCTGTCCTGAAGTTCCTTATCATTCAGATTGGGGAACACAGTACAAGCCACGGCCAGCTTGCCAAGGTAAAGATCATAGTCGGTTTCCTTCTGATACTGGTTCTTCTTGCCGGGAACCGGAACACGCTTGGCACAGGACTTCCGAAGGGCTTCATCCTCGGTGCCGGTGATGGTCTTGATCTCCCAAGGAATGGGGTTGCCATCCTCACCCAAGAAGCGTTTAGAAGCAACAAACTTGATGTTCTCAACGGGAACGGCGTTTTCAGCCAGAAAAGCGGACAGGCTCATTGTTTTTTCCTCCTATATTTTGATACGAAAAAAGGCCCCGGCCCCTACCGAAGTAAGGCCGGGGCGCTCTGCTTACTGCATACCGGCCAAAAGGCTGAAGGTTTCGGGCATCTCGAAATCTTCAAAGGTGAAGTCCATATCTTCATCCAAGTATTCCGCATCAGCATCAAACTTGGCAAGCAAGCCGCCATCCATATTGCAATCCTTCAGGATCACGGTCTGACGGCCCACGGAAGAAGTGGGATCTTCATTTGTCACCTGAATGTCAAAATAGACATCCTCGCCGGTGTCCTTATAACGCTTCATCAGCTCACGGAAGATGGAAGTGTTATAGTGGAAGGTGGCGGAACCCGTACCCTTCCAGCCGGTGGCCTTATTGCCCTTGCCGGTCTTGCCCAAAATGGGAACTTCCGTTTTGTTCTTCTCAAAGTTGGCTTCAAGGTTGATAGCCTGCATGAAGTTGTAACGGTTATCCCCAATGGTCACGAAACATTCAGCCAAGGAAGCGGAAACAGCATCCTTGGCGTTCATGATGGTTCTATCTGCCATGATGGTTGTACCTCCTTACTGAACATAGACGGTCATATAAAGCTGTTCCATAGCGTTCACGGGGGTCACATAATCAGTAACCACCACGGATTTCTTGGTATCGCCCTTTTCAACCGTCACATTTTCGCCGCTGAAGTTCTCAATGGCCCGAATATCCTGAAGTTCCGTGTGGTGCTTCACAATATCGTTCCAAAGGGAAATCCGGCCAGCGGCATCATTGGGAACCTTGCCAAGATACTTCTTGCCGAACAGAACGGCAATATCATTGGCGATCTGATCCAAAACTCGGATCGTCTGGTTGCTGGAAAAGTCGCTGGACTTTTCATCCGTGATGGAAATGAAGCTGTTAATGTCAGTCAGGACACACACCGCTTCATCCACACGATGGAACATGAAGGAACCTTCTTTGATACCGTTTTCAAGCTGGGTCTGCGTGAAATCGGTATCAACATCATATTCACCATCATAGGTCATGTTGGTGGCGCTCTTATTGACCGCCGTTCCGCCGATCACGCCCGTAACCCAAGGGATCAGGGCGGTGGAAGTCTTGTCGGAAGTCAGGCCGTTCTTGACGCTCACAACACCTTCATAATCGGCCAGCTTGCGGAAAAGAACCACCTGAAACTTCTTGCCCACATCATCACGCATCCGCTTTGCGAAGGCCGCAAACAGGGCGGTGATGGTGGCCTTGCTCTCGGTGCAACCCATAGCGTTGAAGGTGTACGCTTCCGCCTGATCAAGATAGGTCTGATAGTCGGAATCGGCCACGGTGCCATTGGTGCCGCCCGTCAGGGGCAAGGAAGCGGTCAAAGAAAGGGTTCCGCTGGACTTCCAATCCACATAGGCATTGGCCTTCAGATCGGTGATAGCGGCCACACCTTCCTGAAGATCAACCTGAACGGTTCCCAAGAAGGTTGCCACATCGAACAGCGGCTTCTGTTCTGTGGTGTTCTCATTCGCCGTGATAACGGTACGAAGATCATTACCACGGGTGCCGGGGTATTTGGCCGTTGCGTAGGTGTTAGCCGCCTTCACGCCGCTGGTGCCAAGGCGGAAGAAATGAACGGTTTTGGCGTGAAGGAAGATTTCACGCATAGGCTTCAGTTCATCCGCCGTGTACGCATAGCCGAAAATTTTCTGACTGTTCTTGATAAAGTCAGCCTGTTCCACCGTGAAAATCTTGCCTTCAGGCCCCCAATTCATAGCAAGGGGGATGGTGACAATGCCACGGTCAGAAAGGGTGGCGCTTGCCTGCGCCACAGAAATGAAGTTGATATATGCACCGGGCAGAACCTTGTTCTGCACCAAGAAGGTGCCGCCGCCAAGGGCCATATTATTTCACCTTACCTTTCATAAAGTCATTGATCAGCCCATCAATCTGATCGAAGGTGTATTCCTTCCCATCTTCCAAAAGGACAGACAGAAGATCACGCCGGTCAGCGTAACGCCTGAAGGTCAACACCCGTTCTTTGGGGAATACCACCGGGGCCGTGATGGTCGGTTCCTGTGCGGTGGCGGCTTTCTTTCTGGTAGCCATTCAATCACCCTTTCTTTGGCTCCACAGTAGTTTCCAAGGTTTCCATTGCGGTTTCCTCGGTTTCTCTGCGAAGTGTCAAATTGTAGTTCACGAAGAAGTGAAGAACCCCGTCTTGCACTTCATAACTCATGGAAGTTCCGTGAAGCACATCCCCATTGGGAAGGGTGATGAACTCCAAACATTCCATCAAATCCCCGGCCATAGTGAACAATTCAGCGTTGTTTCTCCCGCTGGTTGGGAAATAGTGAACATCCAGCGGGTTCCGGTTCATGAATCGGTTCTTCTGCAACGGGGAAATGTCAGGCTTCAGGACAGCAATGAAAAAACAGGGTTCCTTGAAGCCCTGTTCCACATCATTCTGATAGATTTTGTACCCGGCTCCAAAGGTGGCGTTCAGCTTCATGGAAACACCTTTGATGATTTCATTGATCAACTGAACACCCCCTTCAAAGCGTCATACAACATATCATTCAGAATGGACGGGGCCAAGGTTTTCACTTCCTGTTCGGAAATCGTCAGCATGAACCGCCCCTTCACCCAACTTGCCTTCAGGGTCTTTCCCAAGGCTGGAACATAGCGCCCCGGTGTTTGCCGGTGGCCGTATTCCACATAGGACGCATATTCCAAATTGTTGATGATGGTCACGGTGTACTGATCCCCATGTTTTTCAATGGGAAGGATCGTCCACGCATCACGCAAGGAACCCCCGCTGTAACCGGCCCAATATTCTTGCTTGGCTTCATCCGTAGCATAGGACGGAACCACGCCAACCGGGGTTCTTTTCTTCACCTTGTTCAGAAGGATTTGGGCAACCTTCTTGGCGGCATCCCGGCAAAGCCGATCCATGTCAACTTCCGAAAGCTGTTGAAGGCGTTCATCCAGCTTCTTCAATTCCCGGTAATCACATCGGCCCCATCTTCCCATCAGACCCACCCCCTGAAGGGTTCAAGCATGATTTCTTGATGGTTGGAGAAAACACCCGGTTCACCGGAACGGGAATAGGTGAAGGTTCGTTCCACATCGTTTGGCCGGGTGACAATGATCTTGCATCCTGCGGGAACCTTCACATCCGGGGAAAGAAACAGCTTCACCACCTGTTGGGCGGTTGCCACTTCATCCCCATTGGTTGAAGTTAATGTTTCAAAAGACAGCTTGCACGGCTGATCCTGAAGAAGCGGCTTTTCTTCAGAATCCGTCAGGTGGGTGACAGGATCGGTGACTTCCTCACGGATGAAGATAGAACACCGATCCTTCCACAACCGTTCCAAGGCGGTTCGCACGGCCTTATTCACCATACCAACCGCCTATAACGGTAGATTTCACCAATGCGCCCGTTGATCAGATAATCAATCAGGCTGTTCAACCTCTGTTCAGGGGTTGAACTACCTTCACCAAGGGCAAAGGTAATGTTGGTGTCACCTTCCTGAATGGATTTCACCGCCGCATCCAAATCAAACCCTTCAAGCTGTCCAGAACACTTCTTCATGTTCAGGTATTCGCCCACGGCCATAGAAACGGCCAGACTTTCCAACCCCTCCGGGATTTCGGAAAGGTTGGAAAGGTTTTTGATCCTCCATTGAACATTGGTCAAAACCATATCCAACAACGGATCATCAGCGGCCCCCGCCACGCCAAGGGCCGTTAGCATTGCAACCGCTTTATCACGCAACGGGGTTCACCGCCTTTCTTACGCCGCCGTGATTTCGTACCAACCCTTGGTCTTGGGGTTGTCACCGGAACCGGGCGTGACCTTCACATAGCCGATACCGGAAGCGGCGTAATAGGTCTTGTCGCTGGAAACCGTGGTGTCAGCGGTGACAGCGGCGGAACCGGTGATGATCTTCACCGCCTTGGCTTCATTGGTCATGGCCGCAAGGTAATACTTGCGGGAATAAACCGTGTTGCGGCGGATGTTGCCTTCACGCTCCTGTTCCACTTCCGTACCCTTCTTGTTGAACAGGGTAACAGCTTCCTTGGTGGCAATGACCACCTTGCCGGTTTCGGCGTTCTTCTTGGTGTAGATGTTGATACCGCCCACGGTGCCAACATAGCCCTGCTTGGCGTATGCTTCCACATACTTCAGATCGTCCTTCAGGGCCTTACGAAGTTTCGCCATATCAGCGGGGTTGACGAAGCCGAAGATGGTCACGCCTTCAAGGTTTTCCAGATTCAGCATGGCCGCACCATCCACAAAGGCATCAAAGCCAAGGGCGGTGGTCACGATGGTCATGGTGGCCTCGTTGAAAGCGCCGAAAATGTCAGCGTTCACGGTGTTGAACATATCCGTACCAGCGTGACGGGTGCCGGTGGTGATCACCATGGGATCGGTCATGGCTTCCTCGTCATAATACTGGAAGCGGTTCTGGGCCATCTGAATCCGGTATTCCTTCTCGGTGTAACCGGCTTCAATGGTCTTGGTGTTGCCGTTGCCCATGGTCAGCTTCTCGGTGCCATCGGTGGCCTTGTACTTGTGAATCTTGCGAACCATGCCAGCAACGCCGGTCAGGTTGTTGTCCACGGTGCAAAACTGCTGAAGATCAAGGTGGCTCTGGTACTGATCTTCAATTTCGTTGGACAGGAAAAAGTTATCGTAGCAAGTGTTTGCCATTACTCATTACCTCCATAAAGTTCTTTGTATTCGTCAGGATGGTTGACGGAATAGTTGTAACGATCCAAGGGGTTCATGGCCTTCAGCTTTTCAAGGGTCATGCCGCCTTCAGCGCCATCACCCTTTTCAGCGGATTTGGCCCCCTTGAACTTGGTGCCGGTGGACTTCTCAAAAAGAAAAGCCGTGTCCTTGCCTTCCACCAACTTCTTGACTTCATCATCAAGGCCCTTGACGGTTCCATCCTCCGCCAATTCAGCCTTACCGATGAAATCAACCAACAGCGCCTTAACAGCGGTGTTGTTCTTGGCCTTTGCGCCGGTCAGGGCCAGTTCAACCGCATTGCTGATTTTCAGATTCTTCAGTTCAGCGGCGTGATCCGTGTCCTTCTTCTTGTTATCGGCCTGAAGCTGTGTGATCTGATCCTGAAGGGCCTTGGTGTCACCAGAAGCCTTCTTCAGCGTTTCAAGCTGGGTGTCACGCTCTTTGATGGTGTTCTTGGCGGTGGTCAGTTCGGTGTTGACCTCATTGAACCGGGCCTTGGTGACGAAGGAACCGTTCAAGCCCTCCATAACCTTTGTGGCCTGTTCTTCAGTCAGGCCCCATTCCAACAGCTTTTCTTTAGTCATTGTTGTTACCTCCAAAATCCTTTTTTACCGTGGGTTAGGAACCACGATTTTTCCGGTTCTGTTTACCGCCCACCACCGGGAAACGGCGAAAATGGTATGAAAAAACCACCACCGGCCAGAAGGCCGGGGTGGTCAAATCATCAGATATAGGGTTAATCGCTGATTACTGGTTCAATTAGATACATTTTCCAATCAATCGGAAGGCCAGAAGCAATATCTTCTTCCACTTCCTCCACAATTTCAGCAATCAGCTTTTCATTCATCCCCATTTTACGGGCTTCTTTCAAAAATTCGTCTTTGCCCATTCTACATACAACCTTTCTATGGTTTCTCCAATTTCCATTGCCATTGGGCGGGGGTTAGGGTTGTTACAATACTCTGACCAACCTTCAGCGATCATTTCAGAATAGCGATTTGAATTGTGGTTATTCCACGCATATTCCGAAAGTTCATCTTTAATTTGATCTCTGGTTCTGGAATCAAATAGGGCCTGAATATTCTTCTGTTTTCCAACTCCCAACCAATCATCTAATTGGTGCCCGAACTCATGATCAAACACAGATTTCACCGTGGAACAACTATCCGGGTGCCACTTAATTTCTACCTGACGGATCATAGACTTTGAAGCAGATTCAAAGTCAGCATAGAAGCCACGGTTCAGGCAGATACCCCGGCAAGGATCGAACGGTGGGCGGGGTGACCAACTGGAAGCCATTTCGTTTCCAACTGAAAGATACTTCCGAACAAACGAATTAGCCTTTTTCTTTGCCCATTCTTCACATTGGGCATCCGTCCAGTTGTAAACATTGTTTTGCTTAATCCAGTCAAGTTGCCGTTGAAACTCAATTTGTTTGGCAATAGCATTTCTCTGATGGGATTCTCCAACAAAATTAAATCTTTTCCGCACCAAATCTGGAAATACTTCTTGCATATCTGAAAGGCCCTGATTCCACCCGTTCACCGATTCAATAGAAAGCCCCTTAAAATCAGCATTGATTCCAAGAACAGATTTGCAATATGCTTCAGCTTCTTTCAAAGTCGAAACCGGGGTATATCCTGAAGCGCCGGGGGCCTTCAAAAGCTGGAATCTTGCTTCCGCCAAATCTGCATTTGCAAGGGGCAAATCCTTCATTCGCAATTCTGACATACGGGCTTGAACTTGGTTAATATCAACCGTTTTTCGCCACTTTCGCCATTCTGCTTTTTCATTGGGATCATCAAAATCCGAAGAAGATAAATAATACCGCTGGTTCGTTTCCTCCAAAGAAGCATATTCAGCTTTCAAATCAGAAAAATGCTGTTCTTTTGCCTTGATAGTTTCCCGCAATTTCATTATATCAACAGCTTTTGCAACGGTCAAGCCAGCCTTGGAACCGCCGTTCACGAAGGTCTGAACCCAATCAGCATATTTCATGTTGGCGGGAACATAGTACACATCCCCATCAGCGTTCCGGGCGGCTCTTTCACCGGCATACTTGGGATCAATGGCCGGGGCCGTAGTTCCTCGACAGTTGGGGTGGAAGGGTGGCACGGTCACGCCGGGTTCATATTGGGAAATGGGGATCACCTTACCATCAAGCCCACCACAAATGGAACAGGTATGGGAATCCAGCGTTTCAATGATTTCCACCATTTCAACATCCAAATCCTTGTAACATTCCTTTGTGGCAACGGCGTTGAAATAGGTGGTTTCTGTGTTGACCAACCGCCCCGCCTTATACCGATGAACCCCGAACTGCTTCTGAATGGCCGTGGTGATCTTGGCCGGGGAATCACCCCGAAGAAGCCCTTGCGTCAGGCTCTTGCTAACCGAACCCACCAGATCATTCTTGTTCAACCAACAGCGATCCCGGAAGGTTCGCCCGTCCGTTGTCCAAGGCTTTGAAAGCAATGTTTCAAGTTTCTTCTGATCCAGCCCGGTAATATCCCAACCAAGGCCCACACCCTTTTGAACCTCAAAAGCCGTGTGAGTGTAGCCATTGCCCACAACCTTCTTCAACAGGGCATCCAGACTATCAACCTGATTGCCGTACAGCAATTCAAGCTGTTGCTGAATACCTGTCTGAACAGCTTCAAGGCGGGAAATGTGGAACCGGGCAGACGCATTTTCCAGCTTCTTCAGCCATGCCGCATCCAACCCGGCCTGTTCACCGATCTTGATATACTGTTCAACGCTCCAATGAAATTCTTCAAGCTGTCCAGCGGTCAGCCATTTCCGGGCATCGGTCAGGCTGATTTGGTTGTTCACCGCAAAACGGGCATACCAGCTTTCAATTTCCTTCTGAACGGAACGCTGTGCATCCAGATACAGTTCTTCCATGTCCTGAATGGTCTTTTGGGCTTCTCTGTGGGCGCTGTCCTCCAAGATGGAAAACCGCCCACGCCAATAGTCCGCATTCCTCATGGGCGGTTCCTCCAATCCTGAATTTATCGCCTACAATTCAAACAATATTGATAAGCGTCTATTTGGCCTTCAAGGAATCTGATTTTGTCATGCAATTCCTGATTTTCTTTGCACTTCAATTCAAATTCTTTGTTTCTCTTGTTCAAAACATCTTCTGCTTCATGCAGTTGCGATTCCAAACAACGAATCCTTGTTTTCAGTTCATAGTTTTCATCCATGATAGAACCTTCTTTCTGAAAAATGGTGCTGAAGGTGGGATTTGAACCCACACGCCTTGCGGCAACGGATTTTGAATCCGCCGTGTCTGCCTATTCCATCCACTTCAGCATATAGGCCCATAAATTCACGCCTTTTGGCATGGGCCTATGTTTTCAGGTGTTTCGGGAGGTTTTATAGCCTGAAACCTCTCCAAGCTAAAAAAAAGAAGAATAGTGTTGCCCTTTCGGGCTGGTGACGCATACGGGAATCGAACCCGTGTTACCGCCGTGAAAGGGCGGTGTCTTGACCTCTTGACCAATGCGCCATGTGGTGCCGGGGAAGGGAATTTCACCCTTTGGCGGGTAGGAGTAATAGCACCCCGCCACACTCAATGTCTACCCCGGCATATATTGTGAAACGGCGGGGGTTATTCACCCTCGCCATTGTCACCTTTGTTCTGGTTGCCGGTCTGGAAGGCCCCGGCGTATTCCTGTGCTTGTTCCATTGCTTCATCCTTTTCCTTACGCAACCGGGCCAGCTCCACTTCAACATCCGTAACCCACGGGTGCTGTTCCACAATGGTTTCCGTGGACAGAATACCAACGGACTTGGAACAGTTTTCAATGGATTCCGTTTCATTGATTAGAATGTCACGGTTGAACACGATCTGAAGTTCAGCGCCTTCATAATCGCCCAAGCCCCTGTTGCTGAAATCCTGATTGATGAACCACAACAGTTCTTCAAAGGCCGCTTGGAACTCGGTTTCCATGCCGTTTGCGTCAAGATCAATGTCAGAATACATGGATTGAATGTTCATTTGATTGGGGTTGCCACTCAAACGATCATCCTTGGCATCGTAACCACGGGCATTTTCAATCAAGGACTTCTTCAGAAGTTCCAAAATGCCCTTGTAGTTCTCTGCATCGATTTCAACCTGTAGGGTTTCAACCCCGCCATCCTCACGAACCTTCACGGCTCCATAGGTGGAAAGGTTGTGGCGGAACTCACCAAGATTTTCACCGTCATAGTTCTTCAGAACCAGAATGGTGTTCCGTGCGTCCTCTTGCATATTGTTTTCAAAGTCGGAAATCATGGTGTTGATTCCGTCCTGAAGGGTTTTCACACGGCGGATCAGGGGGATTTCCTGTTTGTTATACTTGAAGGGAACCAGCGGAATCCTTGTCCAGTTGAACCCCTTGGGTTCTTGGCCTTCTTCCTCAACCATGAAATAGTTTTCGTGTTCACCGGCTTCCACATCGGCAATCAGCATATCATTTTGATAGATATACCGGTAAATGCCATCGGCTTTGAAGATTTCCACCTTCTCCACCTTTTCCTTCTGGTAGCCGTTCCACACTTCTTGGGTGTAGTAACGAATCGCACAATCAAGGATGGTGTGATCATCGTCAGCCCAAAAAGGAAGAATGTCATAGGCCGGGAAATGCTTGAAGGTCAATTCACCAGCTTCATTGTAGTAAGGATAAAGCCAGCCAATGCCACCGTTCAGAGCATCTTCACAAACATATTTCAGAAGCCGGTAAAACCGTTTGTTGAAAACCTTGCCCAAAGCATCCGTGTAACCCTTATCCTGACAGTTCAGGGTGAAGGGCTTGCCCACAAGGTAGTTGGTTTTCTGATCCACCATCAGGGCATATTGGTTATCAATCAGGCGGTTGTTCGGAAGGTTCGTCATCACCTGAAGTTGACCGTTTTCACCAATGATTGTGCGCTGACGCTGAAGAATGTCATGCTGTCCTTCATAGTACAGATCACCCATAACCTGATCCTTGCGGCGCTGACTATTCTTCCATTCCTTGATTTCAGCGGCGAAGAACTGATTTTCAGTCATGCCGGTTCGCCCACCCTGAAGGATCAGGCGGTTGATACGCTCCATAGCGTTATCCAGAAACATATTCACTTACCGCCTTTCTTCATTGCTTAATAAATGCAATCCCCCGGAATCACACGATTTCCGGGGGATTTTGTTACTATCATGTTGTTAATCGAAGCTGAAGGCGGGGCCAACCAACATATCTTCCAACCCGTAACGCATAGCGTCCATAAGGTGGTTGAAATCATCAATGGGAACATTGATCTTGGCCCCAAACTTATCTTCTGCCCATGTGTAGTTTGAAATCTCTGTGATGAAGTTCACGCATCGGGGATGAACAATGATGGTGTAACCCTGAATGTACTGGATTCCGTTGTTCACGCTGTCCTTGCCCTTCCGGGCGGCTCTGATACGATGAAGGCCAGCATCCCGCAATTCGTCAATGCTCTTGGGTTCGGCACAATCGGCCTTGATCCGTTCCTTGCCGTAACCCATGCCGGTGATCCGGTCACAGATTGCCCGGTTCGTCAGGGCCTTTTCATACAGTTCATCAAAAACCCAAATGGTTCTTTCCTTCTCACTCACCAGCCCACAGAACAGGGCCGTAGGATCGTTGGTATAACCGAAGTCAAGGCCGAAGGCGCTTTTCACATCAGGCTTCTTGGAAATAGCCAGATAGTCAAAGGCTTCTTCCCGCCAATTATCGAAAATCAGGCCATCCACAATGCCCCAACCCCCAAGGCCAGCCACCTTGTAGCGGCGGGGGTTGTTTTCCTTCATGGTGTTGAACACCTTCAAATCCGCCGTGTCCAGCCATTCATTACACAGGTAATTAGTGGTTGTGGCGTAAATCTGCCCATCCGGGCTGATCCAGCTATCATGGAACTTGTATGTGGGGTTCCCTTGGGCATCCTTGCCGGTGACTTCACCGAAGAAGCGTTTTCTGATCCAATGCTTTTCGTTCCACGGGTTGAATGTCAGCGTGATTTGCTTGAACAGGCCGGTTTCTTCCGGGATAGCACCACGGATGGATTCATCCAGCATATCAAAATCAGCTTCATTCATGATTTCGTATGCTTCTTCAATCCAGCACCAGCACAGATAGCCGATTTCAACCGTAATTGAAGTGACCTTCAGGGGATCATCAAGGCCCCGGAAGTAAATCTTCTGACCGGTGGGAATGTAGGTCATTTCAAGGGGGCTTTCTTTGATTTCCCAATAGGCCGCAACGCCAAGGCGGTTGATTGCCCATTTCAGTTCGGTGAAACAGGAATCTTTCAAGGTTCTGAACACCTTGCGAACCACAAGCGTATTGGCTTCAGGGTATTGCATCATCCGTTTGATGATGTTCAGGGCCGTGGTCTTGGATTTCTTGGAAGCACGGCTTCCCTTACACACCCGGTAACGGCCTTTGAAGTTCCAGAAAGTTCCATAACCCTTGCCAACCACTTCAGGAAGGTGAACCCGCTTGGCCTGTGGGCTAATCTTCAAGTTGATCATCCCCCGTGATAATCACCGGAACGGCCCCTTCCACACCTACCTTGTCCGTGAACATACCATAACGCTTGCCGATCAGTTCAGCGGCCTTCAGCCTTTCCTTGGCTCCAACCTCTTTCTGTGTCAACTCTTGGCAACCGTCACCGCACAGGATCGGGATTTCTTCAGTATGTTCACCCCGCATTACCGAAGTCAGGTATTTCATGACTTCTTCAGCATCAGCGATCTTGGCCGAATGAAGTTTTTCAAGTTCGGTTTCGATGTACGCTTTCAAGTCAGGTTTTGCAAGGTTTTCAGAACCCGTCTGCTTTGCGGTCTTGGGCGAATACCCCGCCTTGATTGCCGCATCCGTAGCATTGCCGCTGATCAGGTATTCATCACAGAACTTCCGCTGTCTTGGTGTCACAGGTATTCACCCCTTTCATCAGGCATAGAAAAAGCGCCCCGGTTTCCCGTAGGCGCAATTTCTTATTTACTATTCTACCGATTCTTTACTCTGTTTGGAACCGGTGGTACTCTGGTTTTCTCGGTTGTTTAGAAAGTCGCTGTTTGCCTTGGCAAAAGCAAGTAAACCCTTTCCGTGAAGTTCAAAAACCCATTGCATAGAATAATTCAGTTCTTCAGAAATATCTTCCCATTTTTTCAACTGAATATAGCGCCCGATCAGAATATTTTGCTGATCAAGGTCAGGAATCCGGTTGATCATGGTGAACGCTTCCTGTTTCATGCTCACAAGTTCATCAATCCGGGCATTGATCTTGGCTTCAAGGTCAATGATCTTGGTGATGGTTTCTTCAAGGGTATTCTTGGGGCCTGAAGTCTGAACCTTGTCCTGTTTCAGTTGGCTTCCGGTAGAAGTCAAGCTGGAACGCAAGGTTGCAATGGTGCTATCAAGCCGATGGATCAAACGATCCGTTTTCCTGATTTGGGCAAAGTATTCTTTAGCCTGTTGGGAAAGGTCTTTGTCATTCACTATGTAACACATCCTTTCTGCGGTGGTCTGTTCCGTTTTCATTGCATCTGTACCGTTAATAAATGCTGAAAAATCAAGTGGTTTCAGGACTTTGGAACGCATGGAACAGATAAAACGGGCAGTTCCTTATATACACATTTCTTATATATTTTTTTCTTAATAAGAAGAAAGTATATTTACATCTGTTCCATCTGTTCCGTTCCCTGAAAACAACTGAAAAAGTCTTGAAAATCAAGGGTTTTGTGCGGAACAGATATAGAAAAAACATCTATTCCATACCTGTTCCACACGCTGTTCCAACCCCTACTGAAGAAGCACCTGTTCAGGCGTTCCGGGTGTTCCACTTCTCCAACTGCTCACCTCTCAACGCCAACGCTTCCAAGAAGCAACCATTCTTAGGGTGAACATAAAAGGTTCTGAACGGAATATCCGCATATTTCTTTGCAAGCGGGTTCAGCCGGTTTTCCTGAACCAAATCAGCCCCGCAAAAAGGACACGGTTTATTTTTCATCGTGCTTCACTCCCGTTCCTGCAATTTCAATGGCTACCGCCATACCCTTGAAATCACATTCATCACCTTCAACTTCCAAGGTGTCACCGTCAGCATTTTTCAGAACAGCGGTATAAACTTCATTTTCTTCATCATAGCTGAACTGACAATCGTTTTCAGAATAGCGGTCAATATCTTCTTGGTTGTCACACTCCAAGAAGGTGAAATCCAGCAATTCAGCACCTTTGCAGTTGCCGCCGATTCCAAAGGAAACATGGCCGATATAATCCCATTGCATGAAAGTCACCCGGATTGTATGGACACCATGAAAATTAGGGTCATAAGAACTGATCATTTGCATTCCCTCCCGGTCTTACGGTCTTTGATTTCAATGCGGTTCAGAAGTTCAAACCCCGCCAAACGGGTGATGTACTTCAGGACGAAGATCAGGGTGTTCACCCGCTTCTGCTGTTCATCCTCGTCACGGATGATATTCTTTGTGCCGTGGTAGGCTGTCGGATCGTGATACCCTTCAGCATTTTCCCAAGGTTTAGGCATCGGTTTTCCCTCCTTCTTCTCTGTACCATTCTTCAATGTCACACCCAATGTCCTTCAACCTCCCAATTCATTCCGGTGCTGTGACCGGTAAGGATCGAACCCTTCAGGGTAACGCTGTTCCAGCTTTTTCAAGTTTTCTTCCATGACCGTATCAAGGTCAGAACCAATGGCATCACACAGAACGGCCAAATACCAAGCCACATCACCAAGTTCTTCAATCATGTGGCGCTTGTCCAGTTCATGGCCGTGGAAGAAATGTTTCTTCACCTGTTCGGCCACTTCACCGGCTTCACCGCAAAGGCCCAAGGCACATTCCAGCTTCAGCCGATCCATGTTGGAACGGTCAGCGGTTCGCAAGGAATCCCGCATATAACGGTTAGCGTTCATCGGCGTGTTCCTCCGCTTTCTGATCGTCCAATTCAAGAACGGTCATAATGGCGTAATTGGCAAGGTCAATCAGGGTATCACGGATAGATTCATCCTTTACTTCCTGAACCCCGGATTTGGTCAGGCTCTTGAACCGGGCCATCTTATCCCCAAGCCTGATCCGGGGCATTGCCATTCCTTCTTCCGTGAAGGTCTGGTGAAAGCTGTCACCATAGTCATGATTTTTCATGGCGTACAAGGCATTGATTTCCTTGCAAATATCGGAATGGCGTTCCGTTTTGGTTTTAGGTAACATTGAAATCATCCTTTCTTTCAGTTGAACCATTTGATCACCGGATCACCTTTGAAGCCCTTTTCCCACACATACCACGCATAGGCAATGGCGCTTTCCGGTTTCCCGGTCATATCACCGTTTTTATAACAGGCCAGCCGGGAACGGCTGATATAAACCTTTCGGGGGGGGGTATGTCTGAAGAACTCACCCCGTTTTTGCCCCTCCAAAAACTGAACCTTCAGGAACATAGCCACTTTCCCACCGGGGCGGACGCTTTCAAGCGCCCTTTGAACAAATTCAAGCCCCATTGAATATGGCGGGTTTGTGATTATATCGCCTTCAAAATCGTCCAGCGTTTCCTTCAGGAAATCCAACGGTTCAGGATCACCGAAGCCCCGGTAAATCAGATCAGTTGAAATGACTTCATAATCGTGGGCCTGAAGCACCTTGGAAATATGGCCTTCCCCACAGGCCGGTTCCCAAATGACCGGGGAAAACTGTTCCAGTTCCAGAAGCATTTCCACGGCCCTTGGATCGGTGGCGTAGTAATCAAATGCTTCTCGTTCTTCAGGAACATGGTTGGAACTGCCCAAAGTGGTGAACACCTTCTTGGAACCACTCATTCTGTGTCACCGCCTTTCACAAACACACGGGTTTTCCGGTTTCTGATCCACTTGGGAACCGTTGTGAAGCCACAGCGTTTTGTGATCTGCCGGGAAAACTCAATCTTGGAAAGGGCTTGGAAGTTGTTTGCAATGCAATATTCCTTATACCGGCGATACACGGAATCGGTGGCTTCATTTTCAATCCCGTCAAGGCCAACTTCATTGATGAACCCAATAATGGGGTTGTTGTTTTCCTCATATTCGTCCAACTGCCCCTGAACTCTGCTGGAAGTGGTGAACTGTGCGTTCCCAAGAACCCGCTTCAACCCCTGAAGGCCAAGCAAGGCCAGATATTCCATTGAACCCTGTTCACACAGTTCATCCTTGATGAATGGGCGGAAGTCTGCATCATTGGGGGTGAACTTAGCATCGAAGGGAACGATCACCAAACGCCGCTGAACGGCTCCGGTTTTGTCCTTGATACGGGGAATATTGTTGGCGCTGAACAGGAACTTGGAATAATTGTTGAACTCAAATGGATCTTGGCCTTTGCGCTCCACATTCACCCGATCACCCGTGACCAGCTTCTTGAACACGGAAGCATTGGCAATAAATTCATCACCAATATCATCACCGATGTTCGCCAGCTTGCCGAACAGTTCAGCGGTTTTGAACCTATCGCCCAATTCCTTCAGGTCAAGGGAAGCAATGTTCTGATCCCCAAGAAGGTTCTTCACCACATGAAGAAAGGTGGATTTGCCGTTGCTCTTATCGCCAATCAGGATGAAGGCTTTGCCAAGTTCATTGCGGCGGTACATACAATAGCCCACCATTTCTTCCAGCAAGGCCCGGACTTCAGGATCATCACAGGCCAGCCGGTTCAGGGTATGATCCAACAGATCATCATGGGCGGCGGGGTTGTACGGCCACGGGATTTTATTTGTAATGACCACATCCGGGGTGAACTCTTTGAAGGAACCATCCCGGATATTGTAAAGGCCGTTGCTGAAAGCAATGATATTCGGGTTGGTGGCCTTGGTGTTTTCCTCAATCATGATTTCCAGATAGGACAGAACTTCTGAACGCCACGCCCGTTTCAGGTTGCTGATCAGCTTGATCATGGCCCCTTCAATCTCACCGGCACCGGAAACATAGATACCATCCTTGTAAATGTGAAGCTGGTTATTGATCTTCACAATATGGTTGTTGTTCTTCAGGTAGGTGGCGAACTTATCAAACAGGAAGGTTTTATCCCGGAAGAAGGATGTTTTCTTGAAGGCATCATCCCGAAGGATCACATCAAGTTCCTTGTCGGAAAGGGGCTTCTTCAGCACATAACGGTTAATCAGCCTGATACATTCACGGGCTTCTTCCTTGGTAAAATCGTCACTCTGAAGGGTCAGAATGTAGTTGAACAGGGTTTGGTTCCGCCCATCACCTTCACCAAGGTTCGGGAAATCATAGTTGCTTTTCACCGGGGTCAGCCACTTGGGAAGTTCCTGAATCTCCCCTTCAGGGAAGTCATACAGAATGGGTCGTTCCACGCCACCGGACTTCAAGATTTCATAGCTGTTATTGGCTCCAACCTTCCCATCCGTGGTGATACCCACGGCCAAGGTGCATTTCGTCCAGCTTTTTTTAACACCACAGTTCTTGAACAAGAAGTGTTTTCCCCGTGTGGTGGCGTACACTCTGCACTTCAGTTCTAAATCCTGAATAATTCTGAACAAAAGTTCAGATGTTTCCGCATCGTCCACATCAATCAGGATGGTTTCTTCTCCAAGAATACCGGCGTATTCATCAAGGTCTTGGACTTCTGAACGGGTTTTTAGTTTTTCAACGCCTTTGAATTTTTCAAGGCATTGTTTATTTCTGGTAGGCACATAGCCCCTATACAGTTCCATGCTTCAACGCTCCCCCCCCCGAAAGGTTTTATTGTTCATCGTTCCACCCCGAAATCTTTCAACCGATCCCAAGCAACATCAATGTAATACTGCTTGTCCAGTTCATCCGGGATAGGAAGGTTGGTCACATCATCATTGATGAAGAAACAATGATCCGGGGTGTTGCCGAACTTTTCAGGGTTCTTTTCCCGGCCCTTGACGATTTTCCCGGAAACCTTGAAGATTCCGCCCTTGCTCTGATCCTTGGAAGCGAACACCCGGAAGGTTTTATCCGTCTGAACCTCACCGCCGCTGAAGCGGGTGATTTTCTTGGAACGGCCTTTTTCATCCCTGATCTTGGCTTCCGTAATCACTGGGGAATAAAGGGCATATTTGTATTTGCTGGACACTTTCACAACCTTCTGAAAATCTCGAAGATTGGAACATTCCATGATGGTTGTTTCCGGGCTGATCCCATGAAGGAAATAGTTCACAATGGCCCGGTTGACAATGGGAAGGTCATAATCCAGATCAGACAGCTTTTTGACATAGGCACCCTTGCACTTCCAGCGGGGTTTCCCTTTTTCATCACGAAGCGGCCCGGAAGGAATAATGATGTAATTGTTCACATCCTTCTGATACACTTTTTGAAATTCATCAAATTCAAGGCGCATCCCGGTTCTTTGCTCCCACTCCCAACACAGATCATCCAGCATTTCAAAATCTTCATACCGGCGAAGTTTGACCAAAATACCATCCGTGTTGCTCTGGATGATTTCACAATGATCTTCCAGCCGTTCAATCAAATCCAGAAGAAGAAGCTGACCGCCCACACAAACATTGTTGGCTTGCCGGGGATCATACATGGCGTTGTGCTTATCCTTCATAGCGCCATAGGTGCTGTTCAGAACAATCTTGTAAGGCTGTTGCATGGGGTTCTTTTCCGCCTTCAGCTTCAGGCGGGTGTGGTAGATTTCCGCATACTTGGAAGGATCGTGAACATTGCGGGAAAGCCACTTATAAACCAGCATCAAAGACGGGTAATAGGAAGCCACATCCACATTGACAAACCATCCTTCCCCGTGATATTTGGGAATGGCCCCGTGAAGGCCACCCCAAGCGAACACATGGGGAACCCCGGCCACATCCAGTTCAAGGGTTTTGGAATAATCACGGTTCAAGGGGTTCTTGTACCAATTCAAAACTTCCGTGTATTTTTCGATCCGCAAGCTGGGCGGGAACTCGATTTCAAATTCATCATTGTGTTCCCTTTGAACGGCCCCAAGGATTTTGGCGGAAAGCTGTGCTTTGGTGCGGCCAATGTCAGAAATGGGAAGGTGAAACGCCTTCACAAGTGACATTTGGGCATCAAATTCATCTTCCTTCCGCCGTAACCACACTTCCACCGTCTGTTCCACATCATGGCGGCAATATTTGACCGTTTCGGCCAACTCTGCTTCAGTCAAAGGCCGGTCAATGTCGAAGGGAACAGAAGTTTCTTTAATGGAATGGCCCATAAACGCTTCCAGCGCCTTCAGGCTGATTGGCGGGTTCGGCATCACATCATAATTGATCAGCGGGTATTCCCTGAATAGGCTTGAATATCTGTAACCGGGTTTGTTCTCTGCAATGATCCAATCGTTTACAGGCTTTGGATCAAACCCACACAGAATGGCCTTTAGGATGTACTGATCATAGTTCCGGGAATTGTAACCGGCCCAAATCACGCCCTTGTGTTCCTCATAGAAACGCTTCAGCTTGTCGGGATCATTGATAATCACGGTTTCTTTCCGGGCGTTCAGGTCGATCAGGACAACAAGCCAGTCATACCGGAAAACCTCAAAATCATAGAAGATCATCAACTCACATCCTTTCAGCTTTTGTGAAATCGGTCAGCGTTTCCGCCTTATCAGCCCCGCCACGGGAAGGCTTTCACTTGGGGCCATTCCGGGGCTTTCGCCCCGGCTTGAAAGTGAATTTTCAAGTAGACAACAGTTGCTTTGCGGTAGACTATTTGCCTACAATCATTGTAAAAAATTTTGGGTCAGTTTTCAACCTCGAAAACTTCTTCAACGGTGATGGAATTGAAGCGGGAATCATCGTAGTCCACCGCATATTCCAAGTTTCCATCAATGGCTTCCGCCACATCAAGAACAAGCTGGGAAAACTGCTTGTAGCTGGTGAAGCTGACAGGAACACCGGAATCCAGCTTTTCAAGGAAGCCCATAGCGGAAGCGATCATGTTCTTATCATTCTTGGTGCCGTAAAGGACACGGTTCATGAAAAGGCGCTGGTTCTTGAACTCACCGGACAGGATTTTGAAGGACACGGCCAGCATGGGACGGTTGGGATCGGCCTTGGTGCCTTTGATCTCCATGCTTTCCAGCTTCACTTCATACTTGCCAGCGGGAATGGTGGGGAAATCACCGCCGCCGTTCTTCTTGGCATCCTCCACATCAGCCTGAAGGCCCTTCAGATCAACAGAACGATCAATCTTGTCAAAATCAATAGCCATAGTTTTTACCTCCAAAAATGTTGTTTTTATATTTGGTTGGAAAGAATTTTTCCAATTTCCCTGATTGCATGGGCGATCTTCTCACGGTTTATCCGTTTTTCTTGAAGAACACCCGTGATAACTGCGGCTTCCGTCTGAATGTCCTGAAAGGCTCTGTGATTGCTTTCAAGGTCAGCTTCATAGGAAGCAAGGTCTGTGTTCTCACCGGCCTTGGCCGATCTGACTTCTTCATCAGCCTTTTCAGCGTATTCCCGGAAATACTTGGCCGCTTCATAACCCATGTATTTTTCAACCAGATATTCAAAATCACGGGCCTTGAAGATGGTTTCAGGCTTCCCGGCAATCATCAGCACTTCAGCCATTATTCTTCACGCTTCTTCCGGGTACGGCGGGGCGGGTTGGCATCCGTCTTGGGTGCGGCTTCCTCTGCCGGGGCCTTGGGGCGATCCCACAGGGGGCAACCATCGGGGCCACCTTCCTTGTGGCAACGGTGGCCAGCGTCAATGGACGGGCAAAGGGGGATTTCCGGGTTCTGGTCATGCTGTTTGAAAATGCGATCACCGTCCGGGCATTTGGGAAGATCGTTCCAAGGCGGGGTGTCACCGGTGGCCGGTTCAGCAACAGGAACAGAATCATCCTTTTCACCGCCGCCCGGTGTCCAAGTTCCATCAGGATCACCACAAGCCGCCTTTGCCGCATCTTCAGCCGGATCATAGTTATCAGCCGGGGGCGGGGTTGCAGTCTTGGCCTTTCTGCCCCTTCTGCTGGGCGCTGTGGTGGGCGTGTCGGTGGTTTCGGGTGCGGGGGTAGCCGGGGTATTGCCGCCACGCTTCACGGCTCCTGCGGCCTTCTGGTTGGCTTCCTCGTAGACTTCACAGAAAGCATCATAGGTCAGCGGGATTTCCTTATCACGGACAGTCAAACGGCCACCGCCGAAGATCACTTCAGAAGTCTTGAAAGACAGCACCCGTTCATCATCGTCCGCCACGATACGGGCCACCAGATCAACCATACCGGCCACCTTGTTTGCCACCTTATCCTGAAGGTTCGGCTTGATGGAACTGATCTTATCGCCGCCCTTGCGGGTCAGGTCACGGCTTCTGTCCTCATGGCTAATCAGGATGATGTTTTCATAGTCCAGATTCACAAGCCGCTTCAGTGTGTTCAGGAACTCGCTTCTGACCATATCCCACGCACGGAAGGAATCATCAGATTCATGCTTCCAGCCCTGACGGTCACAGATGTAAACCCGGCACGATTCATAAACATCTTCCAGAAGGTCAACCACGATGGTTCGGAAATCGTTCTGTTTCTTTTCCAGTTCGGTAACGGCATCCGTGAACACTTCATAGGCCAAACGGCGCTTGGTGATACGGCCTTCCACCGTAACGGTGTCACGAATGGCGATATAGGGGGCATCCACAAACTTGATGTTGCCATCCGTGTTCAACATCAGGGGATCGGGGAACTGATTGGCAAAGAAGGTTTTGCCGCTGAAGGGTGCGCCGTAAAGCCACACAACCTTCTTCTTGGTGGCGTTCAGGTCACGGCGTTCATTCTTGGGAAGTAACATATAATCCCATCCTTTCTGACAATATTCTTCATACTCACACCATCCGCAAAAATGGTTTGGGTTCTTGGGAAAGTCTGTGGCTTCAACCATGTGCTTCACATCGGTCAGGAAGTCCACAATCTTCATGGGGTTGTACTGAACCGGCATCAGCGTTGGTTCAGCATCTTTCAAGGCCGCTTGCAAGCGGTCACGGAATTGGGAAAGGGTTTCGGTGCTTTTCTGCCTGATCTTGGGCTTGGGAACAATCAGGAAATACATATTTCTGATCCGGTGGCCCGGATGGGTCAGTTCATACCAATACTTGTATTCGTGAAGCTGACCGGAAACGGCGTAGTTCTTGGCGTTGTTGGAATACTTGAAATCGTACAAATCAAACGCTTCAAATTCATCCAAATCTTCACCGGTGATCAGCCCATCCAGCTTCAGGCCCTTCCCCACGGGAACCAGATAATCCATGAAGCCGATAAAATCAGCGTTCCCAATAGGCAATTCAAAGGTTCCGCCCGGTGGCAACATGGCCTTTGCCTTGGGGATCATTGCTTCCAGCTTCATCATTTCATGAATGTGATCATCCGTCAGAACCGGGAAGCTGTTCTTGTAGAAGTCAAGGGCTTGTTCAACCCCTTCTTCAATGCCGGTGTGAAGGGCGGTGCCAAGGATCAGGGCGTTGTCTGCGTCCGTGTTCGGGATCGTGTCTATCCCTTCCACATATCGCAAGCGGTATTTGTATGGGCATCTATCAAAGACTTCAACCCGGCTGTGGGAAACTCGCATTGTTTCACCCCTTTCACAATAGTCTTGAAGGCTTCAAAGCCTTCCGGGTAAAGGATGAACCCGAACCCCTGTGAACCGTTGATTTGGGCCAAATTACGCTTCTGAAGCACAGACGGGGTTCCGTTGGTGGCCTTCAACTCCACTTCAAGGGCAATGCCCTTCACGGTAATCCGCATATCGGGAAGGCCGCTTTTCACATACCGGCTTCCACCCCAACGCTTTTCATAGAAGCCACAGGGCGGGGCGCTCATACGGTCAACAGGTTCACCCAAGGGATATATCCCTTCAGATTCCAGCCACTTCTTCAGGCGGTTTTCGAAGTTCTTTTCACCGGCCATCGGCTCACCCCTCCAACATCTGAATCAGGCTGTGAATACCCCTGACTTGGGTGAAGCCCTGAATTTTACCCGTTCCAGCGTAGAATTGGAACAGTTTATCATCAGACTTCCGCCAACAATGGAAGTGGCCTGTTTGCTCATTTTTCAGTTGGTATTCAATGCCGTGGGCTTCAAACTGCTGAATGGCATAGGCGATCCGGTCGGGGTTCTTTGCAACCCGTTCTGAATGAACCTGTTTGGCATGATCCTTCAGGGCATCCCATAATTCATCCCTTGCCATCGGCCCCACCGTCCTTCAGGGTGATCTTCACATAACCGGCCTTGGCGGTGGTCTTGGAACACTCGGAAGCAATGTCCGGGTATTTCTTCTTCAGCTTGGCGGAATCAATGCTGGTGGCATTGGTGGGCTTCACAAGGGTAAGGTTCAGAACATCGGATTCAAACTTATCCACGCCGAACTTTACCATTGCTTCATACAGCTTGGCCTTCATTTCCTTTTCCTGATCCTCAATGGCCTTCTTGTGGGCGGTCAGGGAAGCAATGGCGTTCAAGGTGGCAAGCTGGGTGTTTTTGAACTCCTGAAGGGCCGTTTCTTCATCGAAGGTGGCCGAACCACAGGCGTTCGGGTTTTCCTGACAGGAATCAGGGCAAGTGTGGAACTCCGGGCATTTGTGGCAACACCCATCGAACTTTCCACGGGGGCAAGCATTTTCACATTTGATCATTTTTCTGGTTCTCCTTTCAGATAAACATTCAACTGCTTCAGGCCGAAGGCGGAAGCGGCTTCATGGTTGTCAAAATAAATGTCGATCTGGTTTTCACCGTATTTGTCAATCACCCATTGGGCGGGGCGATCCTGAACGATGTATTCACCCAAGCCTTCCACTTCCACCACGGTTCCCAAAGGAAGCGGGGAAGCACAGGAAACACCGGCCTTCAGTTCCACACCAGCGGCACCATACACAATGCCGTTGGGCCGGTTCTTGGCCCATTCGCCGCAACACTTTTCACAGGAACAATAGGCGGTAATTCTGAAACTGCCCAACAGCACCGGTTCAGGTTCGGCGGGTTCTTCCACCAGCGGGGTTTCCACCGGCTCCAAGGTCACATCCGGGATCACGGCGGTAAGCTGATCCGGTTCAATGGGGGCATCCGGGGCCTTGCTGTTGACAGCAGAACAGCGCCCAAATACAAACCCCATTGCAAGGCCCATCAGAAGGGCCACAAGGAACATCCGCCTGAACCGCTGGTTAAGGGCTTTGCGGCGCTGTTGCCGCTTGCTCATACTTTCTGAATAGTTCATCGGTATAGTCCTTTCTCATTTCCAAAGTGGAAAGAATATCTTCTTCAACCGTTCCCGGACAGATCATCAGGTAATAGAAACAGGGCCGTTCTTGCCCAAGGCGGTGAATACGCTTTTGGGATTGCTCCCACAGTTCCGAACCTTGGGGAAGGCTGAAGTAAATGATTTTGTTGGCAAGCTGGAAGTTGCCGCCCATTGCACCGGCCTGATACTGAATGAAGGTAATGCTGTTGTGCTGGTATCGGTAAGCATCCAAGTTCTTTTCTTCACCGGAAAGAACAGACACAGGCCGGTTCAGGCCCTTGGCAATCCCCTTCAGGCGTTCCATTTCTTCCGTGAAGTTATAGAACACAATCAAGCGATCTTCTGTGCTGTTCACCAAATCCCGAAAGGCTTCATAACGGGCCGGGTTGTATAGGCCGCAAAGCTGACGGGCATAAAGGCGGCGGGTCAAGCTGGTATCGCCAATCAGTTCCCGTTCACAATGGGCATTGGAACCGTAGAAATCAGCATCCAGTTCAAATTCACCAAGGTTGGCGCTGTCAATCGCAACATAGCGATCATTCCAGAACTTCCAATAAAGGGGTGAAGGGCGGGTTTTGACCTTGATCCAGTTCCGTTTTGGAAGGCTGATCCCTGCCTGTTCGGTAGTCATGAAAACGGCCCCATGTTCGGCCAGCTTCATCTTCAGCCGGTCAACATTCTTATAGCCGGTAATCTGCTTCCGCCAAAAGCCATCGGTTTCCACCCATTCCGTTTGAATGTACTGCTTCCAGAACAGTTCCTTTGAAATCTTCCACCCCAACAGTTGGCATTGGCTCCACAGGTTTTCATACTTGCCGCCCGTGGGGGTGCCTGACAGAAGGATCACATTATCCGGTTTCAGCCCAAGAATGAACTTTGACCGTTTGGCGTTCTCGTTCTGGATCAGGGAACTTTCATCCAACATCAGCGTGAAGCCGGTCAGGGTTTTCAGCACATTCCGCCTGAAGGTCAGTTCGTAGTTGATCACGCCA